TCTTCTCATAGGTGCGGTTCTCGGTAGATGCCAGTTCAACGAGTGACATCAGGGCTTTCATGCGGTCGATGCCGTACTTGCTTGTTGCAAGGAATCTCGCCTGACTCTCAGACAGGACGAGACAATAATAAGTTTCTGTTTTCATGTTTATGTTATTTTCAATTTACTCAACTATGTTTTGAAGATATACTTTGCTGTTCACCTGAACAGGATACTGGTTCTTGTTCTTTGTCCTCATCGTACATGACAGGCATTACGCGGTTCTTCCTTATCCATTCAAGAATATCCGCTTTCTCAAAATAGATCATCTTGCCGTTTGGCCGATAGAAAGGGATGCTCCTGTCGGATGTCATTTTGTAGAGTGAACTGCGGGCTATGTCCATGAAGCGGGCTGCCTCTTCCACTGATAATACTTCCTTGGCATTGTCAAGGCTGTCCTCCACAGCGTCCATGCGCTTCTGGAGTTCTTCAATCTGCCTTTGCAGGCGGCTGTCCTTTCGGACGTTTTTTTGTTGTACCATAATATGTCTTAATTTCTTTTGTGGCTGTCGGATGGCTACTGCCAACCTTATTTCGATTTGTAACAATCGGAAAACTGGGCACAAAGGTATATCAAAGCATTCAGACAGGGAGCCTGTGAAAATTTTAATTCATTTTTTAACACTATCCAAAACAGTATGAGGACAAAAGGAACTTGTGAGGCATTGGCAGTGGTGTCTTCAGCCAAAGAACCCTTTTCCCATTACCATCAATCATAGTTATCATCTGACTATTCTCTGTTTCAAAATCAAAATCTATATATGAAATAGTACCAACTACATTATTATATATAAGGACATCTGCTGACATCAGGTTGAGGATGCAGTCTTTAATCTTGTCAGAGCTTCTCAAACGTTAAATTTTAAAATATAATTTTCGCATACGTTCTGTCTCGCCCAGATGTGTTACCTTTGCCGCCAAATTAAAAATCAACACAAAAATTATTCAGACAATGGAAGTTATATCAATTGAACGCAGCACCTACGAGGAGCTGCTGACGAGCTTCAACAGCTTCGTCGCACAGATGAAGGCGATGGCCAGCAGAGGCAACGACAAAAAGTTGGGCGATTGGCTCGACAATCAGGACGTGTGCCAGATACTGAACATCAGTCCGAGAACATTACAGACGCTCCGTGACAACGGAACGTTGGCCTTCTCACAAATCAACCACAAGGTTTACTACAAGCCCGAGGACGTAAAGAAGATTCTCTCTGTAGTAGAAGACAGGAAGAAATCTCAGTGTATGAACTTAAAGCATAGTGCCTATGAACGAACTGATCATGCCGCATAATGTAGGAGTGAAGAATGTGCTGGATAGCATGAAAGAAGTGCTTGCGCTTTACAAAAAGGTGACAGGTAATTACCGTCCGATGCTTGATGGTGAACGATACCTAACGGATAGAGAGGTATCTGAAATCCTGAAGGTCAGCCGACGGACATTACAGGAGTATCGTAATGAAGGTATCTTACCATACATCTCTCTTGGCGGAAAAATCCTCTACCGCGAGAGCGATCTGGAAGAACTCTTGGATAGACACTATCACCCTGCTTATCGCACGACGGATAAGTAGCGATTTCTTTCCAAGGTTGAATTAATGCAGAAAGACGGGAGCCTGAGACCAATCAGTACTTCCGTCTTTCTGTTTTATTGAAATGTCACTGGCCGTAATCAAGATTTATCTGCAACCTTATAAGGCGCATCAATGAATCTCTTTTCGGAGTCTTCAAAACATTCGTCAAGACTGTCTGCTAACTTCTGCATATCCTCACGCTGTTTTTGCATGGTAATCTCTGCGTATATCTGAGTTGTCTCAATATGGGTATGTCCCAACATCTTGCTAATGCTCTCTATAGGAATATTATTGCTCAGACAAACTTGGGTAGCAAAAGTATGGCGGGCATCGTAGTATCGCAAATGCTGGTTGAAGTTACCTTGTTTCTCAATCATCTTGAGTGTCTTACAAATGCAGGTAGTTGTCGGAACAAAGAACACGTGTCCGTCCTTGCCTTCGCCTTTGTATTTCTCAATGATACGCCGTGGAATGTCAAGCAGAGGAATGACACAATCCGTATCAGTCTTTTGACGGGCGATGTGAATCCATTGGCTTCCGTCTTTGTTCGTCTTGATGTCACTCTCTTTGAGATTGGCGAGGTCAGCCCTGCCAATGCCGGTGAAGCAGCTGAACACAAAAAGGTCTCTTGTATGGCAGAGACGGTAGGTGTTCAGTTCAAGTGCCATCATCTTATGAAGGTTCTCCATTGTCAGATAGTGGTGGTTGGATTTCACTTTGTGGTATTTGAATCCTGCAAACGGGTCTCTGCGGATAATCTTTTTCTTGACAGCCTGACGTACTATCAGATGCAGCCTTGCAATAAAGCCATTGACTGTACTTGGCACCATGCGCAGTGTCGTTGACAGATAGAAATCGAAATCTACCATGAACTGATAATCCAGTTCTTTGACGGAGATGTCATCCCTATCGTATTTGATGATAATAAAGTCGCGGAGAATGGGGAGTGTACGCTTAAACTTCTGAAATGAGGCAGCACATCGGTCTATCCCTATGCGTTTTTTATATTCGTCATTGTAGTCTGCCAGAAGTTCGAGCAGACCGTCTCTCTGGGAGTCCGTATCAAGGATAGCATTCTTCACCACCTCGGCTGTCACGTATCCGATTCCTGCAAGATTCCTTTTGTAGGCTTCCTCGCCTTTCACAATCAATCCGTCGAGTTGCATATTCAATCGCTTGATGTCCGTCTTTTCCTCTGGTGTCAGGACTTCCAAAATTTTCCCAGAAGCGAAAGCTCTGCCTGTAGAGGTATTCCACAGGCATGGGTCAATCTCGTAGCCAGTTGAATACTGGCACGCCTTTCCGTCAATGGTGATTCTGCCCATAATCAGACACTTGCCGTTCTTTTTCATCTTCTGACGGTTGATGTAAAAAAGTTGCTTGAATGTACTACGCATACTTTATCCTCCTATAGTTCAATGACAGACTTCTTTTTCTTTCCCAATCTTGGCTTCTGATGGCGCTGGCTGTAGTCACGCAATATCCGCGATGGTGGCAGTTCGATTCCCGCAAGAGAGAATTTCTTATCGATACAACTGCCCAATGATTGTACATCATCAGCAATCTTTCTCTCTGTTACCTTTGCATAGTGCTGGGTAATGTTAATGCTGCAATGACCCATGATTTTGCTGACAGTCTCGATAGGAATGCCATTCCCTAAACAGATTGTCGTTCCGAATGTATGTCGGGCCTGGTGATATGAAAAGTAATGACCAAGTTTGCATTTATCTGCGATGGTCTTCAGATGTAAACGTATGGTTGTGTAGGATGGCATTGGAAAAAGGTGACCGTCTTTGTCAATACCCTTATATTTGTCGATAAGAGTAATGGGAATATCCGTTAGCCTCATATTCTCGGGAGTGCCTGTCTTGTGGCGTTTTAACTGAAGCCAGATTGTTTCATCTGCTTGTTTTACGATGTTGGAGCCTGTCAGCATACGCATGTCGCAATAGCAAACACCTGTAAGGGCGGAGAATACGAACAAATCTCTGGCAAGAATATCGCTTGGATGGCCAAGTTCCACCGTCATCACTTTCTTCAACTCATCCATCTCCAGATAGCGTTTCGTCTGCTTGGGACGTTCTGATTTGAAGCTCTTGAATGGATTTGACGGGACAAGTCCACGGCAAGTCGCCATATTCATCAGTTTCTTCAGCACTTTCAGATAAGCTATTCTTGTTGCGGGTTTGTACTTGCACTCAATTTTCAGATAAAGGTCATACTCTTCTATGAACATCATATCCAACTGCTTGAGAGGTACGTCTGAAACCTTCTTCTTGCTGTGAATGTACTTTTCAAGACCCCGATAGACTTTGTCGTAGAGGAGGTAGGTGTTTTGGGTGCGGTTCACACCGACACACAAAGCCAGTTCCTCATTATGCGATTTGAAAAGTTTGAGCAGTGTCATCTGTACAGCCGCTATTCCCTGAAAGGCATTCTTCAGGTCTTCGGCTGAGAATTTCTGCCCATCCTCCAGAAATTCGTTAAACCGATAGCGGAGCAATAAGAGCAGCTTTTCTATTTCCCTGTTGGTTGATGTTGCCACCTTGCTCTTACCCGTACAGCGTTGAGAAGTGGCATTCCAGATTTTGGAATCCACTTTCATCTTGCACGAGAACTGTGCCGTTGAGTTGTAACGTCCCTTGATGGAAATCCTTCCCATCAGCGGACACATGTCCTTTTCGCTTTGCTCGTTTCTTTTGAGGTAGAGCAACACCTTCATTTCTGTTTTCATACTCGTCAATTTTTGAGGTTGCAAAATTACTTTATCTCACTCATATTGACAAATTGAAAACATAGCAGAACGGTGAA